GCATTGACCAGGACATGCCAGAGTGGACGGATTGGCCGCCGAGAGAAGAGGGGACCGGCAAGATCATCTCCAGGAGCGAACGCCCGTACGTGGTTATGGGAGTGGACGTCGGGTCGGTCTTGCACTACAAGGTCAGCTACGTGGACAGCGAGGGAAGGCGAGTGGCTTTGGATATAGGGACGTTAGGTTCGTTCGGGGAACTGGAAACGAAGGCGGAGGAGTTCGAGCCTGACTTGATTGCCATTGACGCGCATCCGGAACTACACAAGGTAGCGGAGTTCAGTGAGGAGAGTAAGTACGACGTGGTCGCCTGCATCTTCGGCAGCTACGAGCAGGTAGCGCCGATAAGGTTCGACCATAGGAAGCAGCCTGAGGTAGTGGCTAACCGGACGTCCGTGATGGACGCTTCGTTCGCTGCCATTGTCAAGGGCGAAGTGGTACTGCCTAAGCCAGCGGAAAGCGTTCCAGGCTTCACAAGGCAGATGATGACACCGACAAGGCAGTGGGACCCCGACGCGAACAAAGGACGCGGACGGTTCATCTGGACTAAAGGCGATGGCAATGACCACTACAGACTGTGCGACACCTACGAATGGATTGCGATGCAGATCGTAGGGCAGAACGAACCTTGGGGAGTGGTCCTGGAAGGATAAGGAGGACGACGTGACTTGGAGAGATCGAGTAGGCGAGTTCATAGGCCGGACGCTGGGAGGCTATGTGTCCATAGCTGGCTTGGCGACAGGCAGGACGGGAGGCATAACGCTAAGCGACCCCTATAGCCAGCATCCCGTCGTCTATTCTTGCGTGAAGCTACTGGCGGATTCCGTTAGTCAGGTTCCATTCAAGATTTACAAGGCGGATGAAAGCAGCGTCCGCCAGTACGGAGGGGATGGCGTTCGCGGGCTGATGCGTAAAGGCATGAGCGACGACATCGGTTTCGTGGAGGTTAAAGACCATCCGCTTACCAAGCTCTTCGACAGACCGAATCCACTCCAGAGCGCGATGCAGTTCTGGCAAGGCGTTACCACGTTCCTTGTCTATAACGGCGAATGCTGCATTCGGCTCACAGAGCGGTCCAACGTAACCGAGATCCCCGAATGGATGATCCCGATGAATCCAGGTTACTACCAGCCTAAGCCAGACCGGAAGATGATTCCAATGTACTGGGAGTACACGAACACGACGGAACAGCAGCTAGGCGGGAAGCGCGTGGAGACCTGGGAGTTGATAAGGCCGAGGACGTTCAACCATAAGGACATCCGTCGCGGTCTATCTCCCTTAGCCACTCTGGAAGTGATGCTCGAGATGGACTGGGGAGCGCGCTTGTATAACGCAGCCTTCTTCGAGAACGATGCGACGCCAGGAGGCTTCTTCCTAACCGACACTAGCTGGAAGAAGCAGCAACGAGACGACTGGATAGAAGGCTACGAGAACAGACATAAGGGAGCGTCCAATGCCTTCAAGTGGAGCCTGCTAAGCGGGATCAAGGACGTGAAGCTAGTAGGCTACACTCCGAAGGACCTCCAGTTCCCTACGCTGGCAAAGATGAGTAAGGAAGAGATAGCGATGGTCTGGCGTGTTCCACTGCTCCTGCTGTCGCGGCCGAACAGTTCTAACTTCGCCACTGCTAACCAGGAGGTAAAGTCCTTCTGGAACGACACAGTGATTCCACTCATCCGTCACCTGGAGGACATTTACTGGGCGGAGTTCTTCCAGTACATCGAAGGCGGACGCTACTGGGGAGCGTTCGATCTAAGTAACGTGGAAGCGCTCCAAGAAGGGATCAACGAGAAGGTTGACACAGCTAAGGTCCTGGCCGACATGCTCTGGCCGATTAACGCCATCAACGAACGACTCGAGATGGGTTTCGAGCCTGTTCCCTGGGGGGACGAGCCACTGGTCAACATGAACATGGTCCCTGTTAGCGCGGTCACTTCGGGCGCGACGCTAGAGGCAAAGAACGGAGGGAGCGAAAGCGCAGCTAAGGAGGGAGACGACAGGTCCTTTGGCAAGCGTAAGCGTTATGGCAAGGAAGACGATGAAGACGAAGAGGCTGACTGTGTCCGCATCCGGAAGCAGGCTAAGGAGTTCGATAAGGAGCGCGAGATCTATGTCAAGCGCTACCTAAAGAAATATAAACGCTACTTGTTCGAGTACAGGAAGGCAGTCTTGGAAGCAGTTGATAAACATTACCGCGCGACGCCGGATGCGCTGGCTACTGTGATAGCACAGAACCAAGCTCACTGGGATATAGTACTGATGAATTCGACGGAGAGCATCTACTTCGATTCCATGGGAGCGTCCTACCAGTTGACCGCATCGCAGCTAGGCGCGACGCCTTTTCTAACAGCGACGTCGCCGGAAACGATAGCAGCCTGGACGGAACGGAAGAATGTTATCAGCGGAGTGAACAAGAAGATGTTCAGCAACGTACAGACGCAGGTAGCCGCTGCGATCAAGGACAACGTCAGCGTCAGCCAGGTGAAGGACGTGGTCCGGGACGTGCTTAACTTCCAAGGCTCGCGCGCTATGACCATAGCCAGGACGGAAGTCGGTTACGCTATGAGTAGAGCGCGAGCAGGAGAGATGAAGAAGCATGGAGTGGAATATACCTTATGGTCGACCGCTGGCGATGCACAGGTAAGGACCAGCCATCAGGAGGCGGAAGCATGGGGACCAGTTCCCCTAGGCGAGATCTTCCCTCCCGTGGAATGCCGATGGCCTTTGGACCACTGGGGACCGGTAGGCGAGGTCGTGAACTGCAGATGCGTCTCCGTCCCAGCGACGAGGGACGACTTAGCAGCGTTCGGGATCGATCCGGTCGGAGAAGAACCTCCGCCGTCTACTACTGGCAAAGCTCCGCCAGTCAAGACGCCGACAGGCAAAGCCAAGACCACGAAGGGGAAGCCGAAGAAGGGGACTGGGAAACCTACCTACGCTGCCAGCGCGCTTAGGGCGAACAGCAGGAAGAGTCTGGTCAGCAAGACCCGAGGCGGGAAGGCTTCGGTCGAACGCGCTGGCGGATACCTAGACGATATGTCTACGACCATGCTTGTAGCCGGCGACAATGCAATCGACAGCATGAAGATCGCTGGTAGGGCGCGAGCCGACGGAGCGCTTGGAACTTACATGCCAGCGATCGGCGATGTCCAGGCTGGTAACGGCGGAACGCTATGGGCATCCTTTAGGAAGAAGAACCTACTGGACAGTAGATGGACGTTCAACCACGAGTTCGCTCACGCAGTGGACGACGCGCACAGGATAACAGGCGAGACAGGCTTCGGCGCTGCCAGTCCGCCTACGCTGGCTGGGAAGAAGCGCTTGCAGAACGCGGTCGATAAAGGCTGGAAGTCTTCGCAGAATGAAATCCGACGCCTAACGAATGCTGGCGTCAAGGACTTCCATCCGGACCATAAGGTTATCACGCCATACTCGACAGTGGACAAGGCAGAGTACTTCTCCGAAGCGATCGCGGACTACATGGCAGGAGGCGCTAGGTTAAAGCGCCAGTCGCCAGGTCTGTATCGAGCGGTCCGGGACGTATTGTTTGAAGGGAAGGAGTTCCCGAAGCAGTCCCTGACGTGGTTTGAATAGGAGGGACGGATGGCGATAATGGTTGAAGACGGTATCGAACTCGGGACCATCGAGTTCACTAAGGATGGTTTCACTTACCAGACGGACTACACTGGTCTGGACGAGTTCCTAAGGGACGTGAAGCGAAATGGCGTCCAGGTGATGCAGACTAAGCGCGTTACCAAGGACGGCGAGATAGAGGATAAAGGGAAGCCAGTGTTTATCACGGAGCGGACTAAGAACGCTCTGCTCTGGGAACTGGTCAAGTACGGAATCGAAGTGCAAGAATAGGAGGCTGAGGAATGGAACTACTGAATACGAGAATCGACAAGGGATGTCTAGCGAGAGCGGTAGACGTGGAGAAGCGGACCGTCAGGTTCCTTGCTCAGTCTACTGCGCTTGCTAGCGACAAGTTAGTTATCCTGCCGAACGCTGGCAAGAAGCATAACCGGGACTTCATGAAGAATCCCATCGTGACGCCTTACCATATGCGTTACTCGATGGAGGGCGACCCCATCGTGGTAGGCAGCGTGGTTGAAACCGAGTTCGCTAAGGATGGCATGTACCAGACCGTCCAGTTCGCGGAGACGGACAAGGGCGAGCAGTACTGGATTCTTTATAAGGACGGCCATATGCGAATGGTAAGTATAGCCTGGGACCGAAACGACGTACGCGAGACGGACAAGAAGAAGATGGCTAACTTGCTTAACAAGCACAGCATCGGGCTGAAAGCAGGAGAGCTAGAGCAGGTACAGGGAGTCGTGAAACAATACCGCCAGCGAGATCTCTCACTAGTGGCGATAGGCGCGGACCCCAAAGCACTAGCGCGGATGGCCGACGATGGAATAGAGGTAGCCAGCGAAATGCTGGACCGTTATGGCTTGGACGACCTGGACGCTGGCTTAAGCAGGCTAAGGCGCGAAGACGAGGATCCGATCGTTATCCGGACGGAGGAACCAGACGACGATGAGCCGGATAAGAGCGGAGTGTTAGTTCCGCCGGACTACCTGCCTATACATCGGATGAGCAAGCAGGACATCAAGGACGCTGTGCGCGACGTCGTCCGCCAGGAGATGGAGAACGTGCTCTTAGGCATCGGGATCGATCCCGCTGAACACTCGAGAGGCGTTATCCCCTACAAGAAATATCCGCTGGCTCCGGAAGGTGAAAAGTGGGACGGACCAGGGGAAGTAAGGAAAGCGGACGTGGAGAAGCTAGAGAAGATGTGCGCGTGGTTTGATAGCGCGGACAAAGAAGTCAAGAGCAGCTACAAGCTACCGCATCACAGAGCGAACGATTTCTACACTGTCTGGAACGGAGTCCGCGCTGCGATGGGAGCGCTACTTGGCGCTCGTGGCGGAGTGAAAGGCATAACGGACAGCGAACGGAAACGCATCTACTCTCACCTGGAGAAGCACTACAAGGAGTTCGGGCGCGAAGCGCCGGAGTTCCGGGAGTACGAAGAAGACGAGCTCGAAAGGCTCTTTGAAGAAGAGACAGACGACGGACAGACTACTAAGGACGGCGCTGGCGACGGAGGGACCGATCAGGATCCTACTCCTCAGCCTAGGCGGTCAGTCGACTTAGGCGTTCTGTATGACGACGCTCTGGCCTTCGATAAAGGCAAGAGGAGGCGCAGACCGGACCTAGGTCGCGTCTTGGAAGAAACCGAAAACGAAAACTAGGAGGAAGCATTATGAAGACTTGTCCTTTCTGCAAGAAAGAAGTAGAAGAGCTCCGTGGTGATTGCAGTCACTGTGGAGAGAACTTGGATGCCGAAGGTATCCGCGAGATGCTGCTGGAGCAGCGTTCCGACAGCAAGAAGTTCCACGACGAGATCCAGGAACTTCGGAGCAAGGAAGACGACAACGAAGC